GTTATCCCAGACCGACTGGGCATTAGTTCGTTTTGTTGACACTACGGTAGCCGTACCAGTTAATATCCAGACATGGCGCAATGCAATCCGCACCAAGGCAACTGCGATGGAAGCTGCCATCACTGCTGCTGCTGACACAGAGGCGGTTGCAGCGTTGTTTGTTGTGTGGGATGGCGACGGAAATAAGACCGGTATTCTGTATGATTGGCCTAGTTTGGTAGAATAATGTATTATTACTTATCAATAATAGTGATAGCTTTGATACCAACAGGCTCTCCTGTAATAGAGCAATCTATGACAGGACCATTTATTACTTTAGATAATTGTTTACTATATGAAAAAAATATTAATATTATTATAGATAATTCACCACCCCCTTTAGAAATTTTATCATCAGAGTGTAGAAAAGAAGACAAAGGAAAGATAATTTAATGGCAAGTACATATACAGATAGACTAGGCTTAGAAAAGCAAACTGATGGAGAAAATCCTAATAGTTGGGGAGCTATTTTAAATACTAATGTTATTGATCTTATAGATGATGCTATAGCTGGTTATGAAATTGTATCTGTAAGTAGCACAGGTATTACTCTTACAGATAACCAAGGTTCTACTGATCAGTCTCGTAATGCTGCTTTAGAATTTGCAGGTACTCTAACAGCTAATGTAACAATTACTGTTCCTGCTGAAGAAAAGACTTACTTTGTTAGAGAGAATACTACAGGATCATTTGCAGTACAGATGAAAACAGTAGGAGGAACTGCTTTAACTCTTTCACAGGGTGTAAATACTTTTGTAGCTTGTAATGGTACATCTATTTATCGAATAGATACTCCTACCTCAGTAGCCTCTTTCACAGCTAATACTCTTACAGCTACTACTCTTACAGCTACAAGTATTTCAACCTCAGTACTTTCTTCTTCCATTATTACTGTAAATACTTCAGCAACTTTTCAACAAGTATCTGTTGAGGGTGCTTTAACCGTTGTAGGTGCCACTGCTCTTAATAGCACTGTATCTCTAGGTGCAGCAGCTATTGGTATTCTTGTATCTTCAAATGCTACTGGTGATACTACACTTAATTTACAAAATGGTAACTTTTTTAAACTAACATTAACAGGAAATACAAGTGTTACTACACCAACTAATATTGCTCCCGGTCAGTCAGGTATTATTTATTTAATTCAAGACGGAACTGGTGGTAGATCAGTTAGTTTTTCAGATGTGTGGAATTTTTCTTCAGGAGTAACTGTTACCCCAACATCTGTAGCAGATAGTGTAGACCTTATTTCTTATTTTGTTCGTGGTGTTTCTGCCATTGATGTAGCTTCAGCTTTAGATTTTAAATAATGTCTTTAGTATCTTCACCATTCTTTATGAGTAATTCTCTTCTTGTAGTATTTATAAGTGCAAATACAAATAACTATGTCTTAAATACAGACTTACAAGATAATTACAATTGGAATGGTTCTTCTCCTATTTCAGTTGAAGTTAGAATTTCTTCTGGAATAACAGTTGGTGCAACTTCTACAAGTTCAGCAGCATTTACTATTAATTCTTTTCCTACCAGTTCTACTATTAAAATTGTAAATAATGGTAGAATACAAGGTAAAGGAGGCAACGGCGGTACTGGTGCTCAAGCTGGTGCAAGTGGTTATAATTGCCCATTAGGAGATGCTACCGCTGGGGGAGCTGCTTTAGCTATAAATTATAATATTTCTGTCGTTAATGCCTCTGGAGAAATCTGGGGAGGAGGGGGTGGCGGTGGTGGTGGCGGTTCTGGCGCTGATGAGTATGGCTGTACTGCTGGTGGTTCCGGTGGTGGTGGCGGTGCAGGTAGTCAAGTAGGTTCTGGAGGAAGTGTACTAGGTGGTTGTGGTACAGATGGTAATTCCGGTTCTGATGGAACTGCTACTTCTGGAGGTGCTGGAGGTACTGCCGTTACATATGGTCCTCAAACTGGTGGTGTTGGTGGTGCTGGTGGTGGACCGGGACAGGCTGCTGCAAACGGTGCCAACCAAAACTGTAGTACATCTGGTTTAAACTTAGGTGGTGCTGCCGGTAAAGCTATTAATTTAAACAGTTATTCTGCAACATATATAGGTTCTAGCGGAGACATTAGAGGGTCAGTTTCTTAATGCCTAGTTCAACTTCACGTTTATCTAAACTTAACTTTAAACCCGGTTTTCACCGTGAGTCTACTCAGTACTCAGAGGAAGGTAAGTGGTATGATGGTGACCGAGTTCGTTTCAGAGAAGGAAAACCAGAGAATTTAAGAGGATATCAAAAGCATTTTCCTACACCTCTTATAGGTACTTCAAGAGATTTAATTTCTTGGATTTCAAATGACACACAAAAGTATCTTGCTACAGGTACAGAGCAACGTCTTTATATTCTTTATAATAGTTTTAATTATGATGTAACACCAATTACAGTAGTAACTACGCTTACAAGTGTAATGAATGTTCAATCTGGTTCTCCTATTGTTTCTGTTAGTTTAACTAATCATGGTGTTAGTGTTGGTGATTGGATTAATTTCACTAATACATCTATACCCGGTTTTTCTGAAGGAACTGATTTTGCAGTCACAGCTTTTGGTGGACCTACTTATGCAGTTACAGGTAAGTCAGGTATAAATAACTTTGCCTTTACTGTTAATTATAATGCAGATTCTAATCTAACAGATGTAGGTGTAGCAACAGCTAACTTCTTATTAGAGACACAACAGACAGATAGTATTCAAGGTCTAGGTTATGGTGCTGGTATTTATAATGCTGGTGTTTCTATAACAGGTGAACGTGCTTGGGATGAAGCAGCCGAAAGCTCCAATATTATTTTTGCTGGTAATCAATGGTCAATGGATACTTGGGGTGAAGATTTACTAGCTGTACGCAGGGGTTCACAACTACTTCATTGGGATGCTGATGCTAGTTCATCTCCTACAAGAGCAACTATTGTTAGCACTAGCCCAACTAAGATTAATAGCATTGTTGTTTCTCCTAATGACAGACATGTTATTGCTTTAGGAGCTAATGAAACTGCTACATCTATATTTAATCCTCTTCTTGTTAGATGGTCTGATCAAGAAAACTATGCTAATTGGCAACCAAGTATTTCTACTACAGCAGGTGAAATACAATTAGTAGATGGTACGGAGATTGTAGGAGGTGTTCGCTCACGTAATGCTATTCATATTTGGACTGATCGTGCTATGTACGCTCTAAACTATGTTGGTCCTCCCTTTATCTTTAATAACACACTGTTAGGCAATAATGCTGGTCTTATTGGTCCTCATGCTGCTGTTGCACTAGAAGGCGTTACCTATTGGATGGGTATAAATGACTTCTTTGCCTTTAATGGTAGAGTACAAAAACTTGATAGCACTATTCGTCGTCATATTTATGATAGCTTTAATTCTACTCAAGGTGATAAAGTTTATGCAGGGACTAACTCAGAGTTCCATGAAGTAATTTGGTTATATCCTTCTACTAATTCCTTAGAACCTGATCGTTATGTAATTTATAATACAGTAGAAAATAATTGGGTATTTGGTACAGGTTTCTTTAATACTTTTGAAGATAGAGTTATATTTTCTAACACCCTTACTACAGGCATAGATACTACTGGTAATAATTACTATTGGGATAATGAGCCTAATGGTGTCTATACTGGAGATGGGCAAGCTTTAACTTCTTATCTTGAGTCAGCAGACTTTGATATTGAAGATGGTGATCAATTAATGTTTATTGATCGTATTATTCCTGACTATACTATTGATGGTGGTGCTATTACTTTTACTATTGACACTAAACAATATCCTAACGGACCAACAATTACTAGAGGACCATTTACTATTAACGCAGGTACTCAAAAGATTGATATGAGGGCGAGAGGTAGACAAGCATCTGTAAGAGTTTCTTCTACCGAATCAGGCACTAGCTGGCGTTGGGGGAGTGTTCGTATGGGTATTCAGCCTGATGGTGGTCGTTAAAAATGGCTAATAAACTTTATCCTGAGTTACCATACTATGCTAACTTAGAGATGGTAACTAGTCAAGAGCTTTATAATGATCTTATTCGTTATGCTTCAGAAATGAAATTCCTGCTTGAACAGCGGGACTTTGAAGTAGAAGTAGCTCCTGCTACACGAGTTAGAACTGTTGTAAGTGTTGGAACGATTGGTAGACCTGAAGAAGGTTTTATTGTTTATGCTACTAAAGTACAGAAATATAAAGGTTATGTCTCAGGAACAGGTTGGATGGACTTAAATTAAAATGAAAAATGATTATAAAATTATGATGGACTTAATCTATAATAGTACTTTTATTGAGAATGTAAATAATGGTGTTGCTCCTCAATCAGATTATTTTGGAGCAAGAACTACTGAAGGTATGGCATATTCTAAGGATGCGTTGTATAATAAACAAAGAAATGATACCAGTACATTCCATGCAGACATGACTAAACCACAGTCACACTATATGAATCCAAGACAAGGAACTAAGTAATGATTAATAGTAACGCACCCTATAGTGGACTAGCTAATATTATGAATATGCGTGATCGTAATCCTAATACTCAGCTTGCTTACGTGCCTAATGGTTACTTAAATAGTGTCCCTTCTGCACCTAATCCTTATACAGGTATTCCACAGGTTAATAGTCCTATTGCTATGAATGAGGGTGGTATGCCTTCGATGCAATATCCTATGCAAGAAGAAGCGGGTCAACTAGCAGATCGTGGTAGGTATGGTGATACAACTCTAGTTCATATGACACCGGGAGAAGTACAGGGACTAGCCTCACTGGGTCAGCTAACTATTAATCCAGA